GAGCCGGACCTCGCTGAACGCGTTGTTGGCAAAGATATTCAACATGGGGTTGTACTCCTGAATTTAGGCATAAAAAAAGCCCGCCGAAGCGGGCTTGTTGCGGGTCTGGGTTGCGTCAGGGATAGGTGGCGCGCGCGATGATGCCGAGCGCCGCAAGATCCGCGGTGCCGGCGGCGATGGCGGCGCCGTCCTGGCCGTTCCAGCCAAGCTGCCCGGCATTCACCTCGGCGTCGCGCGCAACCATCACAGCGCCGGTGTGGCCAGCGGTGGCGTCCGTCGGGTAGGCGAGAATGCCGACGGCGGCCTGGGTGCCATTGGTGGCCGCGTTGTTGTAGATGGCGTGCTTGCCAGGGACGGATGCGACCGTGATGACAAAGCCGTCGCCGACGATGAAATCGGTGGCGCCATCCGCCAGGGTGAAACTCAGCCCGCCCTGCGAGTACGCCACCGCAACGGTGCCGCTCGCCAGCGCCACGCCGTCCGGATCCACCACCGAGAACGTCCCGGCATTGGCGGCCGCTGCCGTGATGGTGAGCACGTAGGCGCCCACCTTCGCGGCAGCGCCCACGGTGACGGCGCCCATGGTGCCGGTGCCGGTATTGCCGCCCGCTTTGGCGGCGGAGGTAGCGGCGCCGGTGGCCACCAGGCCCAGCACGTCACCCGCTTTCAGGTTTTGCCCATCCATCACCGTGATGTTTTCGAGCGATCGCGAGCCATTGGCTTGCGAATGCAGGAATTCAAACGGGTGGAGGGCTTCGGTTAAAGTCGTCATGTCGGTAATCCTCTACAAAGTGTGGGAGCGTGTGCCGGCGCAGCTCAGTGCTTGGCGACGGCGGCGCGGCGCGCGTAAATGTCCGCGCTGTTGATGATCGGCTTCGCAGGCGTGGTATCGCCGCCCGTCCCACCCCCAACGTCCGGCCCACCGGCGGACATGGCGGCATCCAGGGGCGATCCGCTGCGGGCCGTGGGGCTCGCGGCCAGAATGCCCAGCGCCTCGGGCACGGACACGCTGGTCTTGGTGGCGAGAAACTGCGCCTGCTCTTCGCGGCCCTTGGCTTCCTCGCTGCCGAGAATGGCCGCCACGCGCTCGCGCTCGGCGACGACACCTTCGGTGCGGGCTGCCGCAAGCGCGGCGGGGTCTTGCTGGGTGGTTACCTGGGCAACGGCAGGCGCCGCCTCACCCGGATTGGTCTGCTGGGTCATGGGTTGCACTCCTGTCGTGCTGGGTTGAAGTGGGGCCGGCGCCGACATGGCGACGAAACCCCGGTTGGTTTGCTCGGTTTGCTGAGTCTCCAGAAACGCGCGGAACTCGGCGAAAAACGCATCGGTGTCGCGCACGCCGTCGGCCAGGCCCAGGGCCACAGCCTCCTCGACGCGATACACGGCGGCTTCGGTGGCCAGCACCGCATCGACGCCCAGGCCACGATTGCGGGCCACGGCGCCGGCGAACGTCTGCCGGGTGGTGTCCAGGTCGGCCTGAATACGCGCGCGCACGGCGGGCGGCAGCGGCTGGAACGGGTTGCCGTCCACTTTATGATCGCCGCTGTGGATCAGCGTCACCGCAACGCCGTACTGATCCAGCGAGCCGCTGACATCCATGTGCACCACCACCACACCGATGCTGCCCAGGCGCGCGGAGGGCGTGCCATACAGGCGGTCGGCGCTCGATGCCAGCGCATAGCCACCGGACAGCGCGGCGTGCTTGGCGAGCGCCCAGACGGGCTTGGTGTCACGACCGCGATAAATGCGGTCCGCGGTCTCGAAGCAGCCCGCCGCCTCGCCGCCGTGGCTATCGATCAGCAGCGCCACCCCCAGCACATCGGGATCGGCGAGCGCCGCATCCAGGCGGGTTTCGATGGACTCGTACCCGGTGTAATAAGAGCCGGCATAGTTGTAGTTCGCCAGCAGGGTGCCGCTGATGGTCACCAGGGCGATCCCGCCTTCCAGCACCGCGTAGGGGCGCTCACTGCCCCGGGAGGTCATGCCATGGGCATCGACGCGCTGGTCGGCGGCGATCTCGCCGCGCGCATCCGGCTCGAACCGGGCATGGCGCAGCAGGCGCAGATTGCGCGCGGCGATGTCGGATAGCAGCAGCGGCGCCAGATTCAGGCGGTCCGCCATGGCGCGCAGGGCGTCGTGGTTCATGGGTGCTCCAGTGTGTTGTCGGGTGCCGGTCACGCCAGGCCCATACTTGCCTGCTCCGGCATCTCTGGGGGCTCAGGGCTGAACATCCGGCCTTGCCGTTGGGCAGCTTCGATTCTGGCGCAGGCGATTTCAAAGGACTTGCGATCACGCTCGATACCGATGAACCGCATACCCATCTCAATGGCGGCGACACCGGTTGATCCAGATCCAAGGAATGGATCGAGCACAAGCCCATGTGGCGGCACCACCAGGGTCAGCAGCCAGCGCATCAGCGCCAGCGGTTTAACCGTCGGATGGTCATTGCCTGCGCCACGTTCGGAGGCGCGCGCCTTGGCGCAGTACATCAGCCTAGCGGCCGTAGACGGCACGGAGTCCTTCGCCCCAACTGCCGAGCTCGTCGGCGTGATGATGAACGTGACAGGCTCTGCACTTCCATCGGATCTCCAATGGCTTACCGTAATCGTCGTGATGCCTGTCGGCGTTCGGTGCGCCGCAACGTTCACACGGTTGAGCGTCAGGGAAAGTTCGCCGGGCTGCGGCTCGCGCCAGAACCTTGGTCCGAAAGTCTGGATCGCTTGCATAGCGCTGGCGCAAAGCGTCTCTAACTGCCGCCCCGTGGCGCTCGTAGTGAGTGGTTCCGAGAGCGACACGGCCGCGCACAATTCCTCGGGGAGCACCGTGCTGACTGCACGAACGAGAGCAGAAGCGTCGAATGGCTTTTGCTGGTCGGAAAGGCGCACCGCAATGTTCGCAAGGTCGCATGCGTCCCCCTCGTTGAATGAACATTGTTTGAAGAACCGGGCGGCGCTGCCAGTATCGTTTCGCGCAGGGTGCGGGGTCGGCGGCGCCATGTCGCCGAATCGACCTGATGACGGGCGAGCACGCCCCGTCGCGCGCAGATCCCCCTGCTGCCCCTTCGAGTCAGGGAACAGCGCCAACACTTCCTCGCTGCCATCGTGGATCAGGTTGGCGGGCCAGCGGCCTGCGGGATCGCCGCCACGTGGCCCCGGCGTCATTGCGAAGTCGGTGCCTCCGTTTTCGGTATAGCGGCGCTGCGCACTGGCCTCGCCAGTTCGCCCGCGTGGCTGCGACTGGTCGTGCCGGCAGGGAATGTTGCCGGTGCCGGCACGCAGCACTTCGTCGGTAGGCACTCTGCATCCATCGATATTCAGCGCACCGGTGCCATGCGCCCGCACGTTCTGAGCGACCGTTCCGCTTAGAGGCCGGCGGGCCAAGGTGATCGGCTCGAAGGCCGGCTTGAGCGCGGTGCCCCAGCCATCCCATTGACGGGCGAGGTCGGTTGCCGGTGCCGTAACGGTCCGCACATCTGGCGCACCACCAAGCCCGGAAAACGCCGATCTCCCGCCGAGGGTGCCGCTCCAGCCAGTCGCGCAGGACGAAATAACGTCCCGCTTCGCGCCAGCCTGCTTGTCAATCGCCTTGCCCACGTCCAGGCTTTTCGGAAATCCAGACCCGTACACCCAGGCCAGCATGTCCCGAATCTCGAAACCGGCATCTTCGATCCGCACGGCCATGCGGTGCTGCGTGCGGGTTCCCGCGAATGCCAGCAGGTGGCCGCCCGGCAGCAGGCGATCCAGCACCAACGCCCACAGCTCGGTTGATGGCACGTCGTAGTCCCAGCGCTTGCCCATAAACCTGATGCCGTAGGGCGGATCGGTCACCACGGCGGATACCGAATCGAGCAGAGGCAGAACGTCAAGACCCTCGCCGTGCCACAACTCAGCGTTGCCGATCAATACGCGCTCGGGGGCGCTCATGCCGGCCCCCCGGTCACCCGCACGCGCGGTTTCGCGGGCGGGATAGACGTGAGAGTGACGCGCGTGGTGATCCCGCTCACGCCGTCGTCGTTACCATTGGCGTTGTTGGGATCGTTCGGGTTGCTCGGATCGTTCTCGGGATTGTTGTCGGCACTGGACGCAGAGATCGACAGGCTCATCGCCGGCAGCCCCTTGTCGGCGGCGTATTTGCGTTCCCGGGCGCGCTGGTCGATCACGTCGCGCCAGTCTTCGCCGTTCAGCTCCGATACCTCACGTTCCAGCGTCGACAGCCCCGCCTCGTTTTTCATCACGGACGCGGTGGTCTCTTTCACCGGGTCGATCTGGCCGCGCCCGGCACCGCGCCAGGTGCAAGCCGCGTAGGCTGCCGGCATCTCCCAGAAATCCGGGGCGCCGCGCGGCATCGGCAGTTCCTTGCGATACCACATCTCTTCCAGCACGAGCTGGTACACCATGCACGCGAAGCGATGCGGACCGAACCGCCGCACCGACAGAAAGTATTTCCAGTCTTCGAGCGATCCCGCGCGGCTGCTGGAATAGTTGGTCTTGCTCCAGTCACGCATGAAGCGTTCTTTGCTCATGCCGATACCGGCGGCGATCTTGCGGATCAGGCTGTCTTCAAAATCGGAGCCGACGCCGCCCGCGTTCTTCGCGGTGTTCATCTTCAGGCTGGTGCCGATGGGCAGATAGGGCACTTTCACGCCGTCGATGCGCAGCCGGGCGTTCTCGCTGTAGGTCTCGATCTGCCCCATCATCCAGTCGTAGTAGTTCACTTCGCTGGTTGTGCCATCGGGGTTTTCGACCCCGATGTAGCTCATCGCCATTTCGCGGTCGAGATCGCTTTCGAGGGTCGCGGCGTACATCGCGCCCACCGCCAGATTCTGCAACACCAGATCCGAATAGCGCCGGGTCGTATCGATGTTGCGCAGCACCGCCACCAACCGGCTCACGCCGCGGTTCTGGTCCGGGCGCTCGCGTGAAAACAGGTGGATGACCTGCGGCCGCCCCCAGGGCCGAAAGCGCGGGACGATCTTGGTGAGGAACTGGTTGGTGGTGTAACCCAGGGTATCGTCCGGGTGACTGACGCGGATCGAATACGCGGTCGGCTCGCCCCGTCGGCCCAGGATCACTCCCCGGCGCAGCGTGGGGCCGTCGCTCTGTCCCATGGGATTGCACAGCCGATCCGGATCGATCACCTGCAGGGCGGTGCGGTACGGACCCCGGTTGAGCCACTCGGCGGTGGCGAGAAATTCGCCCACATCGAACAACTGCATGGCCACCATGCGCACCAGCCCGGTGAAATTCTGCATGCGCTGCGCGTCGGGCCAGTTGTTGGTTTCATCCTCCGCCCAGTTGTTGAAACGCGCCTCGGCCGTGGCCGCGAATTCCTCCGCCCAAGCTTCGTCGAGCGCCGGGTTGATGCGGCTCAACAGGCGCCAGTTCGGGCGCGCGTTCAACCGGAATTGATTGCCCACCACGTTGTCGACGTGGACCTGCCGCGCACCCGACAGATAGCCGTCATTGCGCACGTTGTCGCGCGCCTGGGCGTCGAGCTCGCGTTTCTCGGGCAGCAGATCACCATCGGCGGACGCCAGGCTGGGCGCAAACCGCATCAGCTCGGTGCCAGACGGGCGGGTGGCGTTGAACGCGCTCACCCCCGCGCCCGTGGTACTGAACCGGCGCAGCACTTCGCCACGCGGCCCGACCAGCGTTTTTACCTCGTCGGCGGCAGTGACCGGTGCGGCGCTCACCACATTACCCTCGCCGGCCCGCGGGGCCGCTGCGTCGTCGCCAGCGCTTGCAGCCGGTCGATCTCCGCAAACAGGCGACGCTTGTCGGCATCGGTCATGTCGGCATAGTTCGTCTGCATGCCGTCGGAATCCCGAAAGCTGCCCACGCGCTGGCCCGTCAAAATCGCATCACGCGCCGCCGTCAGGCTGGTCAGGCGCGCCTGTTCGTCTGGGGTCAGGGGCATGGATACCTCGCGGAATGAAACTGGGGCGTAACTGATCCCCACGGCTAAAGCCTGTGGCTTCTATCTCCCCAGCCCTGAAGGGCGGGGTTTTACGGGCAATTTGGTCAAACAGGGCATGCTATTTATTCCTGGGTTTGACTCATGGGTGCAACGTCTTCGCCCCCAAATACAGTTGTGCATCCGTTTTCGTTCCCAGATATTTCGCCGCCCAATCCGCGCCCTGGTAAACGTACTCCTTGAACGTGAGTGTCTCCGCCAGCTGTAGGTAGCTGGCGTGGTTGCTGACCGTGGCATTTTCGGTCGCGTTCTCGGTCGTACCGTCGTAGTAGAACGTGGCCGTGTACGCAGTCGCCATGCTCTGCGTGTGTTCAGCCCACACCTCACAGACAAGGACATCACCATCACTGGCAGATATGCCGGTCGAGGTGATCCCCGAAATGTGGGTTACGGTCTCGCCGGTAGTGGCTTCGGTGCCGCCTAAATTACGGGCGTCCCGCAGCGTGCCGACCTTGGTGCCCGTGCTCGGACGCCAGACGTAGACATTGAGCCCATCAATCCAGAAGTTGGCGGCGGCGTTGCTTTCTTGGTCGGCGGTGTTGAGCACCATCGTGCCGCCGCCGACTGTCTGCGCCCCAGACAACGGAGGGGAGATGAACATCCCCAGCAGGCCGGTTTGCGCTGCGGTGTTGTTCAGTGTAGTGCCGGCTAGAGACGCCTGCGCCACACCGATAACGGTGTTCATGGTGCGGTTGGTTGCGCCGCCCGTAGCCGTCCAGCTCGGCGTAGCCGTGGCCTGCTCGCCACTTGGGGGCGTGCCACCTCCAGCATATGCCGCATCATGGAAGTACAGCTTCGTGGCCATTAGACCGGCTCAAGCTCAACGTAGGTGAACGGACAGCAGCCGTGAAACTCCGGCGTCACCGGGCAGTCCAGATCAGGCTTCGACCCCACCGCGCCTTCCCAGCAGTTGCCCCGCTGGTCGCATATACCATGCACTTCCCACCGTCTTCCGGCAGCATTACGATAGCGAACATAACCAACCATCTGCTCCTCTATCCAGACGGACGGGTCGCAAGTTGGCTGAAGCTCTATTGCCACGGATTCACGCTTACGCAATTACAACAACATTAAACGCGCTGGCCGATGGCGCGGAAACAAACGTCAGCGTCACACGGTTTGTGGTTGGCCGCGTGACATCCACAATCACCGAATCGTAGCTCCCGCTGTTGCGGTAGACCTCGACCGTCACGTCCCGCGTGGCGAAGTTGTGGTCGATATTGAAACTGGTTGCAGAGCCATCGCCGAAGGTCTGCGTGAATTTCCGTTTTCTCCCGGACCAGTTCCCCAATTTGAGCGGTGTGACGATCCGCAGATCGTCGGCGCCGGTGTCGGTTTCGGACTGAGTGGCAAGCTCGGCGATCCCCGCCGTGGTTTCGGAGGCGGCAGGCGCGCTGGTGCCGAAGGCGGACCACAGCACGTTGTTGGTGTCGATCGTGCCGTTGACCTGCGTTTGCCGAAAGGTCGAACCGGCGCTGGTGCCTTCCTCGACGGTCACCACCGCCTGCTCCAGCTCAGCAAACGTGCTGGCGTCAGCCGTGCGCGTCATTGCCACCGCCGCGCCGTTCCAGAGGTAAAGCCCGTTCTGGCTCTGCGTGGTCTGGTCTTTCACCAGCACCCGGTCGTTTGTCGCCATCGTGATGCCGTCGATGGTCGCGCCGGGGCCGGACAGCGTGAGATTGGCGACGGATGCCACTCGCACCGAGTCTTTCCATGCGAGGCCTTCGACAGCGCCATCCACATAGGCTTTCGTGGCTGGGTGCTGCGCGAGCGTCGGATCCAGCAGATTGAGAATCCGTGCCTCATTGTTGAAATCCAGATGGCTGCTGATAATCGTCACTTTGTTACCTCACAAGGGCCGTGCCGGTTTTCGGCGATACGAAATAAATGCGCGCTTGGTTGTCGCTGATCAGCACCACGTCGGCGATCACCAGCGCGCCGCCGGGCGACAGCACGGTGATATCCACCCGCCGGCCCAGGTTGTGGTTAATCACCCACTCCGCCGACGCGCTGCTCTGCGTGTGATCGTAGGATGTTGCCCCAGCGCCAGGCGGGCCGGGTATGCCCGCGTCCACGCTGATCTGCGGCGCGTTGGCGATGCTGACGGTAACGTCCGTATCCGGACCGACGGCCTGGACCTGCGAGAACTGCGGCACTACCGTCAGCGTGGTCATGCGCCCTGCACGTCCAGGACGCCGTAGATAAATGGCGCGCGCGAGCCGCCAGCCGGCGTGACGCTGATCAGGTAAACGTATTTTTTGCCCTCGACCAGGCTCTCCGCGCGCACCTGTGGCAGCAAAAACGACAGCACGCCGGTTGTGGGTGATAGTTGCGTGATGTCGAACATATCCACCACAGGGCCGGCCCACTCCGCGCGAATCACCGAATCGAACACCGCGCCGGTGTAGTCGTAGGGCACACCGCCAGACTTCCATGTGAGCTGGAACGGGCCGACAGGGTGTCCGTGCCGGACCCGGATATTGAGTTCACCCCCCAGCGCGCTAGCTATTGCCATGTTGCCGACCCATCGGAAGCCCGCCGTTGCGCCCGCTCGATGTACTCACGCGCCACCAGGCTGGTCAGGCGTGCCTGTTCGTCTGGGGTCAGGGGCATGGGTACCTCGCGGAATGAAGCTGGGGCATAAAAACCTCGCCGAAGCGAGTTGGTCCGGGGCGCGGCGGCGGGTCACCCCATCCGCTTGGCCCACTCGGCCATCGTCTGTTTCTTGGTTTGCTTGCTATCGCCGGCCGTGGCATCACCCGCCGGTGCGGACGCGGTGACCAGCGAATTCATGTCCCAGGGCGCCGCCCAGCGGAAGGGCTTGCCCCAGGGCATGGTTTCCAGCTTGAGCTCGATCATCAGCGCCAGCGTGTAAACGAGCAGGTCGGTCGATTCGTTTTTCCGCCCGGCGATTTTCGCCCAGCCTTTTTTGGTGCGGGTCTCGGCGCACAGCTCCGCGAAAAAATCGAGCGGCAGCCAATCGGGAAAGTGGACCATCCCGTCACCGGCTTTCTGCACATCGAGACGCGCATCGAGCGCATCTTTCAGCATGTTCACATTGAGCAGCAGCACGGGCACTTCTCCCCGTGCGCCGGCATTGCGATCCTTCCGGTTGCTGTCCGGGTGCGACAGCCGCACCCTGGGCGCATTCGGGGTAGAGCCGCCCTTGAGCAGCCGAACGCGGGTGTGCAGTCCTGCATGGCGCAGCTTGCGGTAATACGCGTAGGCTTTTTCGGTGGCCCCCGCTTCACCCCCGGAATCGATGCCGACCGCGCGAATCGCCATCCGCCGGCCGCTGCCGTCCCCGAGCGGATAGGTGCGCTCCACGACGTGCTCGGTAAGCAAATTCCAGTCTTCTTCATGCGATGCCGGGCGCACCGGCCAGGGGTGCCCGTCGGCATCGATGCGCGTGGACTTGCGCAGCGCGAAGCGGTCGACGACGAACAAATCGCCACCCGGCGCCACGCCCTGCACCTGTACCTCGAACCGGTTCCGCTGCACATCGACCGTGGCCAGCAGGCAACGCACCGCAGTCGGCACGACGCGCTCTCCCAACGCCTCGGCGCGTTCGGCCAGCTCATCCGCCGAGCGATCCGTGGTGCTGCGCGGCGGGCTGTAGGCTTCGCACTGGTCGGTGTTGACGGTACCCTTCAACGCGCCATCGTCGCCGGTGGCGGCGTAGATGCGCTGCGCGCTCAGCCACTTCGCCATCATGGCTTCCCAGTTCTGGAAAGCGGCCGCCGGGCCTTTTAGCCAGAAGCTCGCCCGGGTGTTGTACGCCTCGGGCTTGTCGAGCGCGATGCGCCAGGCTTTCTTGCGGGTCGCGGCCTGGTCGACAAAGGCCGCACCCCCGCCAAGCGCGACCAGATCGGCCTCGCGCAACCATACGCCCGCCAGATTCATCTCGTGCTTGGCGCTGGGTGGCGTGGCCAGGCCGCAGCTCGGGCAGGCCATCACCACCCCGCGCGCGGCATCCGATGGCTCGGGATGATCGCCCGGCACAAGCAGCCGAAACGACGGTTCGTAATAGGCGCCGCAATCCGGGCACGGCCAGTACCAGCGGCGGCGGTCGCCCTCGTTGTAGAGCGTGATGATCCCGCCGCACGGCGGCCCCATGTGGGGCGTCTCGCGCGGGCAGCGCCAGCTCGCATCCTGTACCGGGAAGCTGGGCGAACTGTCCGCCGCCGTCATCGCAAAACTGCCGAAGCTGGTGCTGCGCATGCGCGCCAGCGAGAACGGCGAACCCTCGCCGCCCACGTCCTGCGGCATGCGGTCGTAGTCCGTCAGAAAATTGATGCCGGTGGAATGTCCCGCCAGCTCGTTTTCCGACGGCCAGCTCAGCCGCAGGTGCGTACCGGCCCGGAAATACTTGGTATGCGTCGTGTCGCCTTTCTTGCCGGTCAGCAGTTCTGACTTCGCCTCGGGGCAATACCGAAACAGCTTCGCCAGCTTGTCTTTCGAGAAATCCCGCGCGGCGCTTTCGGTCTTTTCGTAGAACCGGATATCGGCCGGGTTCAGCAGGATCGTTTGCAGAATCAGATTCAGCGCGCATTCCGTGCCGCCCGACTGGGCCGGCTTGACATATACCCACTCGCGATACTGCCGGCTCGCCAGCGTGTCCATCGGCTCGCGCAGATAGGGCACGGTCTCGTTGCGCCAGGGTCCGACGTAGGCGCCCGGGTTGTTCAGGTAGCGATATTTGGCGGCGGCGTCGCTCACCGACAAACGATCCGGAGGCAGCAGCACCCGGGCCGCATCGAGCACGATATCGCCGAGGGATCGGTACGCACTCATGGATCGGCAGGTTCCGCATCGAGCGCGATACCGCCCACGACCTTTTTCACCTCGTCGTACATTTCACGCAACGCGCCATCGCAGGCATCCTGTACCGCGATGACTTGCTTTGGCGTCAGCGCCGCGCGACGCTCCACCGCATCCGAAATCGAGCGCACCTTGTTGGCGAGCGGTTTGAACACCGCGGCGAACACATCGAGCACTTCGGCGTCGCGCCACAGCTCGCCATCGCGCTGGCGGAATTGCTGCTCCTTGAGCTGCGCATCCCAGTAATCCTTCGCCATGTCCGGCGGCATGTTTTCCGGATCGGCGGCGGGGCTTATCGCCACCGTATCTATCAGCAGGTGCGCCACGGTCGGCAGGCTGTACGTCGCCTCGGTTTTTTTTCTGTACCCGTCGGGCACGGCATCACGCAGGCGCGCCGACACCGTGTTGCGGTGCAACCCGAAAAGCTGCGCCAGTTGCGCTTTGCTGAACTGGGGCAACGATTGTCGGCCGTCACTGCCCGCCATACCCCCACAGGATCATGATCAGTGTTCGCCTCGCGCGCCCTGGGCAGACAGCGCCGGAACATCGCGCAGCAGGCTGGTGCAGCCGACGCGCGCTCTCATTTTGCACCAGCCGCCCATTGCCGCAGCGCGGCGCGATCCAGGTTGCACTTGATGATCTTGCCGTGACAACTCATCAGCGATTGCAACAGCGCGCCGTTGTTACTCATGTCCACCGCCGGACGCGGGCAATCCTGCATCAGCTCCGCCGGCGGTAACACGCGCACAATCTCCGGCGCCGGCGGCGCCTTCGGGGCCGTGCTGCCACAAGCAATCAAGAGCAGCGGCAGCAGCAGCGCGTATGCGATCAGGCGGCACCGTGGCCGCCCATGGCGCCACCGCTGGCTCGCGGTAGACGGTATTGATGGCCGCAGCCTGGCGCGCGCTGTTCGCGTCCGCCCGGTTGCGTGCCGTTTGCAGGCTGGTGCTGATCGCATCGCGTAGCTCCCTATCGGTTTGTAGCGCGGTGATCGTGGCCTTGGCTTTCTCGGCATTGAGCGCCGCGCCGACCTGCTCGGACACCAGCTGCGCGCTGATCACGCCATTGGCGCGGATCTGGGAATACAACCCCCAGCACAGCCCGAGCATCGCAGCGAGCACGGCGAGGCGCATATAGATCGCGCTCACGGCGCCACCCTCTGGGTGGTGGTGAGCGTTCCGGATTGCGGCTCGCTCGGCGGGCGCCGGCTCCATTCGCGCCCGGTGTTCATGTAGATGTCGGCCACCTTCGCGAACATCGAACCCACAAACGGCACCGTGATGCCGATGGCGCCGCCCACGATACCGCTGGCGAGCGATGGGTCGGCGGCCGACTGGATGACACTGACCGCGAGTGATAATGCGTACCAGGCGTACCAGGCCGTGAAACAAAACGCGCTGAACAAAATCAGCCGCGGGAAGATCCGGAGCGCGTCGAGCACCTCGGCCAGGTCCAGCCAGCCGTCCTTGTTCACGGATGGCCCAGCCCCGGAAGGTCACGATGCAGCCATCCCGCCACATCGAAATTCGGGCACGTCTTCGAGGGCTCCACATCGCGGTGGCCGATGATGCTCTCGATGGGGTATTCCTCATGCATTTCCAGCACCAGGGCTTTCAGCGCGGCCCATTGCTCTGGCATGAAGTTGTCGGCGGGCCGGTTGTCGTCGCCCTTGCCGCCCACCATGCAAATGCCGATGCTCTCGGCATTGTGATTTTTGGCGTGCGCACCGGCGGTCGCCACCGGGCGGCCCTTTTCGATCTGGCCGGATCGGCGAATGACAAAGTGATAGCCGCAGCCGTTCCACCCCCGGGCACGGTGCCACTGATCAATTTCCGGTACACCGATATCCATGCGCGCGTAGGTGTCGGCGCAATGAATGATGAGCGTGTTAATCATCCGCATGCGATGTCTCCCCGGCGCGCGGGATGGGCAAGCCGGCCTGCAGAATCTGCATGCGCGTTTGGTGCGCCGCCAGGCGCAGTGCATGGGCCTCGCGTTCGCGCGCTTCCGTCGCCGCAACCGCGGCCGCTTCGCGCGCATCGCGGCGGATCTGGATGCGCAGCCCGCACACGCCGACCAAGAGACCACACATCCCCACCACGGCGGAAATCAAGATATGGTTCTCCACCACCCAGGGCGCGATGCCGGCGGCCAGCGCAACGCCACCCCCCAGGGTGCTCAGCGCAACGCCGACATTCTCGATCGCGGTGTTCAAGACATCTCGCACGCTGCGCTCCTGTCGCGGTTTGAGCACCGCCCCACGATCCAAAACCACCTTGCGGAGCATCACCATGTGAGCATCCAGGCGGGCCAGTGTGTAAAAAGGTGTCCCCGTGGATCCGGGGACACAAAAGCACCCAACCCGACGGGTGGCGGGAGGGTGCCAAGAGGAACTTCCCGCCGGCGAACGGCGGGCACAAAAAAACCGGCGCCAGGGCCGGTTATCCGCTGCGGACGGAGTGCCAATACCATGCCGGGATCGGCATGTGGCAAACTCCCCCACGATGGGAAAAAGACTACGGCATTTTTCCGGGTTCTGCAAGTGGGTGCGTGCGCGGTCATGGAAGCGTCCGGACGGGCGTCTGATTACAGCTCGGCGTCATCAAAACGGAACCTCGCTATCTTGCCGCATCTCAATCCGCAGCATGTCGTCAACTCGGCGAGCGCATACGCTTTCCAGCACCACAAATGTTTCCCCGGGGTGCAGTCGCGCCAGGCGTTCGGATTCGGACGTTGCGCTGGCTTCGCTTGTGTGTTTGTATGTCGGGTTCCGACCGTTGGGGTTCCACACAAACCAAAATGTCGCATACGTCAGTTTGTTGCTCATGGGGTGCTCTCCTTTAGGCATCAACAACATCTTTCGCTCCGCTCATCCATGCATCCTGAAAATCAGGCGGCGGTGCGTCCTTCAGTTTTCTAGCATGAGCGGCTACGTCGCTCCAATTCATTTGGTTCGCAGCCCAGTCCCCAACCTCATATGGGTCATCCTCAAACAGCGGCAGCGTGTCTTCCGCAAGGCTGCGCTCCACATCACCATCGAACTCCCTGGCGTAGTGCTTGGCGCGGTCTCGCGCGATTACATCCACCGGCACGCCCCACACGGAGCCGTCCTTCTGTTCTACCGTCAGCATCTTCATCGTTTATTCCTCATTGCAAGTTCGCCGGCATAGCCAGCGGTTCAACGCGACGGCTACGCCGCGCGTTAACCCAGGCGTTAGCTCCCACTACGGTGAATCCCAGCCCGCTTTCCATCAGGGCGTCCAGATTCGCGGGGCCGTAAGCCACAAGACATATCGGAGCGCCACTGTTGAACGGCGCTCGGAGGCCGTCCACGTAGTGGAAATGCGGACGTGAGCGCAGGAACAGGACGCCGGCTGCATGCCCCCACACCGTCTCGTAGAACATCGCGGTTTCGGTGCGCGCCGGGATCAACGCCACGCCGTTGCCGTGGTCGCGCATCCTCCGAAGCCACTTGACCGCCTGGCGGCCAAAAGGCGGGTTGCACCAAACCCGGCCATGCCACAGCTGCACCAGCCCGTCGTCGCGCACGGTGAAGTGCTGCGCCGCAGTGGGCCATGGCCGTTCCACCGGGCTGCACGGGTCAAGATCGAACGGGCCGAGCGAAGAGACAATCTCCGGAGGGGTCAACCACTCGTCGTTCTTCATCCGCGCGCTTTGATGTCCACTCAGTCCCATGCTGGTCTCCAATCGTTGGCCGAAACGGCCGCCAGTTGATTTGGGCGCCCTCATGCGCCAGCCGCAACAGCATCCAGCAGCGCCTTTACTTTCTCAACTTGCGCCTTAATCAGTGCCGGATCGCGCGCGTGCCAAAGATCGTCGTTTATGTCGGTCAGAGCCTCCAACACGTCAGCCAGTTCTGGGGTCGCCACTGCACCGCCGTAGCGAGTGAGTTGAGCACATGCGTTCGTTGTCCTAAATTCCAAGCCCATTGCTCACTCCCGGTAGAGATCCGAAAAATACCAACTCCGTCATGGGCCGGTTACCTTAGCGTTGGGCGTCTTCAGGCGCTCGATCTGCTGAAGCAGGGCCAGCACCACGGCGCGAACTTCTTTGTGGCTTCGGCAGCCGTCAATGCCAGATCCCGGCAGGTTCCGAATCTCCGGGATGCCGTCCAGGCTGTGCGCAAAGTGGCCGTGCCAGTCGTGGCTGCGGATCAGCCGGCGCCGCATGTCCATCTCGTCCATGCGCGCCACTTCGCGCACCCAATCCTGGCTCACGTAGGGCGCCCGCTTGGCAAGCTCTTGCAGTTCGCGCAGCGTGCGCAGGTATTCGCGCTCCGCATGCGTCCGCCCGCCGGCTTCATCGCGCTCAGCAACCTGCCGCCAGTTGATGGGCTCCCACATCGGCGCCCTCGCTCCTGAGCACACGGCGTCCCAAGCGCGCGCAGCGCCGACAAGTTCTCGATACACCTCGGCTGTCATCGTCACAAGGCCAGCGGCGCCTGCTTCGTTTGACAAGTTCAACGCTAGTGCCTGCTCTGTCATCGTGCTAAACATCGGTCGGTTCCCCCGTTCTCGAGCCGCGCAATCGGCTCAAATTTTTTGGCTCGATCTGGTATATTCATGGTTCTGTTCCATCAATCGATGGATACGATGTCGCCGCTGACGAAACTGGAGGCCAAAATGTAGGCGCCGCGCTGTTCCGCCAAATCCTTCTTCATCCGCGCGCTTTGATGTCCACTAGTTCGCGCACGTTGCGATCAGAGCGTGTATTGCGTCCAGCGTTGCGGCCTTGTCCTCGGCCGGCGCCGGCAGCACCCGCATCGCCAGTTCCATTTCGCGCAGCTCAGCCGGATCACTCGCTCCCACGAGCCCAACGAGCGCAGCGCGCAGCCTGTCGCGCTCCTCAACTGTCCGACGCATCGGGTGCTTTTCGCACTTCGCGATGTGCTCGGTCAGCACTACATTGCCCCAAGCAGGGGTGCCTTGCGGGTATTCGTGGCCGCAGTACACACATGTAAGAATCCGGTCGCTCATCCAGGTTTCTCCTAGGTTTGTTTGTCCAATTAGGCTGTGCGGTTGCGTTTCCGGCTAGCCTTAGCGAGCTTTGCCCTTGCTCGGTTCTTGCGCTTCTTATTTCTGGCCCATCCGGGAAGTGCTCCAGCCTGGTTCAGATTCACATAGGTTTCGTCGCGACCTTTGAGCTCGCGTTCGGCATCTTTAAGCAATGACGCTGGTATTGGCGTGTAATGGTGCCGAGTTTTTTCTAGCGCGCTGGCTAGAACACGCACGAGGTGTCCGGTGTTCACGTCCATTTTGTTTCCCCTTTACTCGGTAGCTGGTGATTCGAGAATGCGTCAGAACGTTGTGGGTTGCGCCACGGCGCGGATGGCCCACATAAATCCCTGCTGAAGGTTCGTTTTGCCGAGCGCAACAGCCCGCTTGTCTATCCCTTCGTTCGCCATAAGTTTCTCAATGTAGGCGCCGCACTGTTCCGCCAAATCCTTGCCTTCGTTCATCAGGTCGATTTCCTCCTGGGAGAGGTCGCGGTATCCCTTAATCTTTTCGTGCTGGTCTTTCATCGTAGATCCTCGTAGTGATGCCGCGTTTTCAACGTGTCGCGGCTAACACGTCACGCCACGTTCTCCGCGTTTTTGGTATACCGCCGCACATGCCTTTGCAGCTCGACGTGCCAGCCCTGGACCATCATCAGCGCTTCGCAATAGCGGCTGTGCCAGATCTCGTACCAGCTCGATGACGCCATTTCGTCGCCGATGGTGCTCAGCGCCTGGTTGAGCAATGCCAGCCGCTCGGACGGCAGCAGCTCCACCCTTTCCCATCCGTTGCAGCGCGCGCAGTTGCCGGGCGCCGGCGGCGCGGCCGGTGCGCTGGTTCCGGGGGCCGCGGTTTCGCGTTTGCGCTTGGGCGCCAGTCCGGTGCCCTGACAGGCCGGGCAGCGCCGCCCGGCCTCTCCCAGAAACTCGAACAGCGCCACCACGGCACAGGCGCGGAACAGTTGCCGGCCGCGCTGGTAGTGACTGCGCTGCCAGCCCTGTGACTTGGCGACCTGGGCGAACTCGAACCACGCGACCTTGGCGAGCCGTGACCGGTTGCTGGTGTCGTCGCAGTACATCACCTGCGCCAGCCAGTAGAGGTGATCGGCCAGCCCGCCCATGCCCAGCGCGGCGGCGATATCCTGCCGAGTGAGGTTGCCGTAGGCTCCACCCCCGCCCACCATCCCCGGGCTTGCGATGTTGAGGCGCAGCAGCAAGGATTCCGGACTAGCCACGCGCGCGCCTCCGGGTCGGTTTGGGGCGGAAACCGCCGGGCGGCGGGCACTGGCAGGGCGCGCGGTGTTGGGCAGGATCGCCCAGCAGCTCGGCGTAGGCCGCTACCGCGTCTTCGTAGCCTGCGCAGGCCCGGGCGAAGTAGCCGCGCGCGGTGGATTGTTCCAGCCACCAGCGCTGCGCATCGCTCACCGGCGAGGCGTGGGGCTTTTCCGCTTTCATTTCGATCAGGATCCCGTGATAGCCGCCCCAGGGGTAGAGCGTCACCAGATCGGAAACGCCGGCCTTCACCCCCTGGCCGTTGAGGATGGCGGCCTCGACCGCGCCGCGCCGGCCGCCATTGGGAACGTGAAATGTCATTTCCCACACCGGATGATAGGTAAGGCGCAACCAATTCAGCACCGCGCGCTGTGCGATATCCTCGCGGTTGGCGCGGCGGGCGCGGTGGACAGGCGCTGCTGTGGTCATGGCGCCACCCGATCAGCGTTCTGCTGGTCCGCGCGTTCGCGCAACAACCAGCGCTCGAAGCCGCCCTCGGGATAACTCAGCCCGTGGCGTATTTCGTCGCCGGAGCATTCCATCTCGCGCAGGGCGCGCCAGTTGGCGAGCAGATTGCGGAAGTCCGGGGACAAGTCTGCGCGCTCCTGCTGGCTCATGCGTCCACCCCCATGCACTGCGGACAGGGCGGGCGGCCCTTGCCGCGCGTGACGGTGGCCTCCCCATCGACAAAGGCCATCCACGCCCGGCTCGGGTTGCGATGCTCCCAGCGGGCGGCGACGCGGGCGCGGTAACCAGGGCCCACCGCCTGCATCGGCGAGTAGGCGGAGAACGCGCAACAGGCGAGCTTTTCGGCCCGGCATTTGCGCGCCTGGTCGCACTCGTCGCAGGGTGGCGCGCTGATGGCGATGGTGTCGACGATGGCTGGGCGAATTGGGTGGCTCACAGCGCACTCCATGCCGGATAGGCGCTGGCCAACAGCCCGGCGAGGGCATCGCGCACGCGGCGGATACGATCCAAGTCGCTCGCCGCGCAGGCCAGCGCCACGATGTCGCGCTCCCGCTCGCCGAGCGATGGATTGCGGCGGCAGAAATCATCGAATGAGAGATACGGGATTTCCAGCAGCGCGAGCTCGGCCGGCGTCATGGTCGGCAGCAGGTTGGGCAGGTCGGCGGTGAGGGTTATCCACAGATCGCACACGTGAATTGCCTTGCGGATATCCTCGGCGCCGCCCTTGGTGTCGTGCCGCATCACATACTTGATGATCTTGGTCTGGGCGGGGTTCAGCCCGTTGCGCAGGGCGAACTCGAACGGCTGACATCCCCAGCGCGCGTAATGATCGCCGCCGATCTGGCTGGCGAAGGGGGAGGGTCTCGACAAGTCTGTCATGGCTTGCTCCAGGCTGTCGCTCGGGGTGGCGGATTCTGCTGCTGGCGCGCGCTGCCGATGCGCAGCGTGTTCGTGTTCGGGGCATCGATGAACCCGGTGCCGACCGGGCTGTCGGTCACGCGCAGAAAATCGACCTCGACCTTTGCGCTGGCGATGATCTCCCGGGCGACATCGGCGATGGCTTTGGCGCGATCGATCGCCAGCGGGTTGTCGGTGTCGGCCAGCCCGTCGAGCGCGGCGAACAGGTGTTTGCGCAGATCGGTGATGGTGTTGCTCATGCGATGGCCTCCTCGGCGTGGCGAATTTTTTTGGCGAGTTTCGAGACTGCTCGGATGGTGCTTTTGAGCTCCGGCGGGTAGCGGTGAATGCTGTTGCGGCGCATCAGATCGGCGCGGGTGAGCAGTTCGAGATTGCTGGGCTGAATATCTGCCTTGTTGCCGTTGCGGAACACGACGACATGGCCGGGCGGCACCGGTCCGTGCGCGGCTTCCCACACCAGCACGTGCACGAACGCCCAGTTCTTGCGGGCCTGGTTCGGCGGCGCGTCGTCGCGCACCTTGCGCTTGCGGTAGCCTTCGGGGTCGATCACTTCGGCGCCGACGGGCAGCAACAACTGGGCCGCCTTCCCGGCAATCTGTCCGGGCTTGAATTGCGCCGCGGCCATGCGGCCGGGCGCCCAGCCGGGCGGATGGCGCAGACCCTTGTTGGCGGGCACATGGCCGGGGCGGAATTGATACTCGCGCCCTGGGTTGTCGGCGCCCCGCCGCAACCGGCACGCGGCGGCGCTGGTGAGGTAGTCGTCACTCTTGCGGACCCCGAGCGCCTGGGCGCGCTGATACAGGCTCTTGACAGTCCGGTCGAGCGCCCGCGCGAGCGCGGCGGTTGGCTCGTGCGGGTAGCGGGCGCGCAACTCCGCTTCCTCGGCGCTGGTCCAGGAGCGGCGGGTTGGTTGAGCGGGCGCGGTCACGACGGCTCCGCGGCGCGCAGCACGCGCCAGGATCGGTAGGGGCTCGCGAAGCGCCCGGTGATGGGGTCGCGGGGAGGGTCGAGATACCGGTATTGGACGCTGAACGCGCCGCCGCAGCACAGGCACCCGTGCAGCACGGCCGTGCGGTCGTGCCAGCAGCCCGGCGCGCCGGCAATGGCCACCATGTCGGCCAGCGGTTTGCGGTAGTACAGCCGCATGTGGGCGTCCACGACCCGGCGCACGGCTCCCACACCGGCCTGCGAGATTATGCCGTTCATGGCTCGTACAGCGCCCCCGTGTTCGCGTCCCATACCGCCTCGAGCTCCGCTCCCAGCGGCTCCTGACCCCGCGCCATACCGGCGAGCGTGATGTTTGCCGCCATCGCGTCAGTGGGGCTTGTTGCGCGCCATGCCAGGCCGAAATCCTCCATGCATGACGCCACTGGTTCCCCTCCCCTGATCCTGTCTGCCATCGCGTCGAACATGCTGGCCGGACCGCCAAGGCAGTTGCGATGGTGATACTTGTGCGCGCTCCTCAGCTGCTTCGCCAGGTCGCGCAGCTCCCGGAAATCTCTTCTCGCTCCAGTCTCGTCTGGGCGCGGCCAACGGCCTCTGACGGTGTGCGATACCCGGATCTCTTCCGCATTTTGCTCCAGCAGTTCCGCCGATCGCGCCAACAAATACAGCAGCCCGCGCGCCGCCGTGGGCTCTCCTTGCGTTGTGCAACCTGCGCCCGATTCTGGCGTGCGGCGATGATTAATCTGCGCCATCAGCCCACCACACCAAACAATTCCGCGCGCAGTCCCGCCATGCGCTCGCGCCCCTCGGCGCGCGGCACCGGGGCTGCGCTGATGTCGTCGGCGAGCTCGCCGGCGGGGATGGGGCGCAGCCAGCCCAGACCTTCGGCCATCACGCGCTGGACGGTTTTGCGCCAGGCGCGGGCGAAGGCTTTGTCGGCGGCTTCGGTATCGAGGCGGCGGAAGCGCGCGGGGCCCACGGCGTCGAGTGTCGCGAGCACCGCGGGGTGTTTTTCGGCGCGCGCCAGCCGGGGCCAGTCGCACGCCATGCGGAACGCGGCATCGGTGGCGGGGATGCCGAGCCGGCGGTGGTCGAAGCAGAGCTCGGCGAAATGATCCGGATTGGGCAGAAAATCCGACCGTCGCGCCTTGAGCATGCGCACGCCGTTGTCGATCTCGTCGGCGGTGCGCACCCCCACGCGGACTAGGGATTCAAGCAGTTCGCGCTTGTAGTTCGCGGCCCAGGCGCGCGGGTCGCCGACGGCGGCCTGCTTCCAGGCGGTGCAGACGCAGGTCATGCGCTCAAACGCCGCGTTGACCAACAGCGCTGCGGCATCGCTCGATGGTTTGCTCGTCGAGCCAGCTGGTGTCGGCAAAGTCGATGTCGGCGGCGGTTGCAGCACGAGGGTGTCGGCCCGTTGCATGGGATCCTCTGGGTGTCGGTGCGGTTTGGGTTTGCTGGTTGCGGTGGGCGTAGAGCATCTGGCGCAGGAGCTTGTGCTCCCACTGGCTGTGGCGCAGGGCGGTCGACTCGGCTGACCAGTACGACCGGAACTCGACCAGCAGGCCCGGGTCGAGCTCTGGCGGGATGCCGGACGCCTGACACCGCTCGGCGAGCTTTGGCGATGGCGTCCAGGTGTCGTGCATGCGATACGCGGGTTCGGGGTCGGCGCCGGGGTTCGCCGCGGCGGTCTTGGCGAGCGAGGCGTCGAGGTCGTCGCGGAGCCAGGCGGGAGCGTCCGGTTTTACGGTCTGCGAAGGGGTCTGATCGACCGGTGGGGGCGACGGGTCAGAATCCCACGCGCCCACGCGCTGTTGGTGGTGTTGTTGGTAGGTTCCTTCCTGGTTCTTTACTGATTCAATAGAGAAGGGATTGTCGCAAAGTGCGCTACTCCCCCGCACTGAGTGCGCTACTCCCCCGCATTCAGTGCGCTGGCGCACTGAATGCGCTAGCGCACTGAGTGCGCTACTTTTGGTGTCTGTTTGTACAGTGTTTTCTTCATCGTCGGAATCGAGTAGCGCATTGAGTGCGCTACTTTTTGGCGCGCCGAGTAGCGCACTATCTGCGCTACTTTTCCGCTTGACCTGCGCACTGGGTGCGCTACTTTTTGCGAGCAGCAAACGGTAGTCGGTGCGCTTGCCACGCTCGCGTTCGGCTTGGATCAGCCCGAGCTCTTCCAGCTCGGCGATCGCATAATTCACCGCTCGGGCGCCACATTGCGCTACCGTCATGAGGTAGGCATTGCCGGGATTGCACTGCCCGGTGTCGCGGTTGTGGCAGTTGCTGAGGGCGATCAAAACCAGCTTCGCCGTCTGCGATCGGGTCTGCTGGTTGATAGCCCAGGCGGCGGCTTCAAAGCTCATGTCGCATCACCGATCTTCTTGTCTCGATTTGTGGAAGCGGATGCAGGACTCGAACCTGCGACCTTCGGGATATGAGCCCGACGCGCTGCCGCTGCGCCAACCCGCTGTCAATCTTGCCGGCCACCATCGCCGGCTCCTATCCGCTGCCAGGTTCTCTCCAGCGCGGCCTGTTCCTGTTCCGTCACGTCCATGCCGTGCTGCCGACGCATCACCAGGCCGTAGACCAGTTCGTGCTCCCGCTGCGTCATCCGCTTGTAGAGCCGCTGGCAGTCGTCCAGCTTGGCGCGCAATGCGTCGGTGTCAGCCATCGGCGGTGACGCGCTCCCAGGTCCGCTCAAGGGCGGCTTCCTGTTTTTCGGTCAATGGCAAGCCGTGTTCCAGCCGCAGGCGCAGGTTGTGGATCAACTCGCCTTCCCACTCGGTCAGGCGACGCGCGCGCTGCTCGCAATCCACGATCAGTTGCCGCCGCAATCCATCATCCATGCCGGACTCCATTCACAAAGGGAGGCCCCTCCCACCCCCGCCCGGGATCGTTGTAGGGCGTGCCCGGACGGCAGTCTGCAGCCAACAGAACTCTGTCTCGGATGGGAGGGGCCATTGATCGTCATGCCGCGCTGCGCTCGCGCAGGCGGTCTTCCAGGGCCTGAATCTGGCGGCGAATCTCCGCTGGATCGGCCTTGGCGAGGTATTTCTCGACCAGATAGAGCACCGGCTTGGTGTCGCCGGTAACCCCGATGTAACGCTCCAGGTCGTCGAGGGTGAAGCGCGCACTGTCGTCGGGGGACTGGGCGCACTTGCGGGAAAGTTGCGAGGGCGACAGATCCATATCGGCGGCGATCAGCTTCTGTGGCCGCGCCTGCTGATGGATGCGCGCGGCCGTGTATTCGCGGCAACTCGCGTAGGCCGTGACCAAACCGGCCTCAAAGTTCAGCGTTAATTGCACGATTTGTTTCCTCTACTTTCCTCTACTTTCCCCCATGAATTCGGGGTAAATAAAACCTGCTACGCGCCGATAGCTGCGCGTTTTTCGATGCCATCACATAAAGGATCAGTGCCGTAAACGTCTGGCCTGAGTTCATAACGGGAGACTTGTTGATGCGTAAGTGCCTCGATATCCAGACAACGTGTCGGCGGCGGATACCCAGCCCGCAGCCACTTGTGGACCGCCTGCACTGAGACGCCGCATTTGCGCGCCAGCAGCACGGTGCCAGCAGTGCCGTCATTCGTAATGGCTTCGACAGCGCGCACTGCGCGCTGCATGGGAGATTCCTTCATCAAAGTGGCTTCAGGCTGTGTCATGGCGAGACTTAACCACAAGTTAATAAAGCCGGTCAACCCCGGGTTACTTCTGTGCGCCGCGGCACGCACTCATAATCAACCCATGGTTTCTGCTATTGGCAAGGTGATCCGCGCTGCCTTGGCCAGCGAGCGTCGAACGCAGGCCTGGTTGGCGGAACAATGTGAGGTTTCCGAAGCCGCCGTATCGAAATGGATTCGAACCGGTAAGATGTCGCGCGAAAACATATCCGTGCTCGCTAGCGCATTGCGTATCCCAGTAGCCTCGCTTCTGCCCGGCTATGTGAACCAGCAGGCCGTCAGTGATGCACGCGGGTCATATGGGGTTAATAGAGCCGGCGTTCCAGTTCTCTCCTGGGTGCAAGCCGGTCATTGGACCGACATCGCCGAACCGATGCGGACTGACGCAATAGATGAATGGCTGCTTTGCCCGGCCCCCCATGGCCCACGCACCTTTGCCCTGCGAGTGCGGGGCGAATCCATGTATAACCCACATGGACGCCCGTCCTTCCAAGATGGTGATTTGATCTTCGTCGACCCAGATCGCTCGGCCGAACATAGATCTTTGGTGATTGTGAGGCTGCATGACTCGAATGAGGCCACGTTCAAGCAGCTCGTGATCGATGGCCAGAACTCTTACTTGAAGGCGTTGAATCCTGGCTGGCCAACCCCGATGATCGAGGTGAACCATACCGCCAGCATCTGTGGCGTCGTGATTTTCAAAGGAGAGCAGGTTTAGCAGATCCGATAGCGGATTGCTCTGATCACGGGGAGAAACTCCATGGAAAAAATCTACATTCTTCTCTCTTCGCTGCTCGCCATGGGCTGCGCGATCACTAGCGGCTATCATTCGGGACCGAACGGGAGACCTGTGCATTACATCGATGGAATAAGCGCCGGGTCGACTTACAAAAAGGCAAGCACCCTATGCCCACACGGCTATGTCGTTCTGGGCGAGCCAAAACAAACCTCGCTAGTGGATTACGTCATGACCATCGAGTGCAAACCGGCCCACCTACCAGAAGATCGGAGCATACCTGCGGCGGCCCTGGTGCCGCCAAACACCGCGCCTCCCAAAATCGGGAAGCAGCAATACAGCGCCGGCGAAGCGGCGAGTGCCGCCGGCTGCGCGACTCCCGAGCTCGCTTCTTCGCAGTATGGCGTGGAGTTCTACCGGGTCGGCTGTAGCGACGGATCGCGCATGGTGCGGTGTGAATGGCAG